CTTGTAAAGTATTGGTCAATGATGGCGTTAGAGGCAACGCTGCCACTTGCTGTACCGATATAAGCCTCTGCTGTTGATCTAGTTACAGTTCCAGATGTTGATACCCAGTTACCTGTGTTGTTCTCAAAAGAAGGGTTAGAGGACAGGTTGACTCGCGTGTAATCAAAGTCAGGGTTTGACAAGTCATTGTTTCTGCTTCGGAATACTATTCGGCCAGACTTGTCAATAAACAATCTGCCAGGCTCTGCCTTTTCAACCTCTTGCAAGTAACTCAAAACATTAGTTCCGTCACTAACTGGGTAATCACCCATAGTGGCAACCCCAGTTGAGATAAGTCTTGAGCTTGCCGGCCAAACTACTGTGCCGCCTACCTCTGGTCTAGTCAAGACGCTTAGGATTCTTTCACTACTTAGTTGCTCGACAGGCTCGTACTCAGTGAGCCTTTGGTTGTTTAGGTTCCAAAAAGCATCAGAGGCAATAATTTCTGCAAGGGACTCACCTGTTGGACTATAAGTAAAGTTCCAGTCAGTAATCAAACCAGTAAAGACGATCTGGTCATCTTTGTAAATTCTGACCTGACCAGTAGGAACTATCTGACCTTGGTATGGGCTTGGTCCGTAGGCTGGGTCATAATTACGGGTTTCGTTGTTTAGCTGAATACTGCAAGAGGCAGCGTTAAAGGTTTCCTGCTGGGGGTCTTTACCTCGGCTTACAGAAACCGAAATAACATCATTGCTAATGTCGTTGAACTCAGGGATACCACCCTCACCCTGCTTGGCAAAACCAAACTCTACTTTGATTGACACTTAGGCTCTCCAGGCTGCACCAGATTGGCGTTCAAAACTTCTTATGGCATTGACAACAGCTCGACCAACATCTGCTGCGGTAGCAACCCCACCAGTCACATTCACGCTGTAATTGTTGACTGTTTGAGCATTAGCAAAAGCGGCTGATGTTCCTACACCTGCGATGGTTCCAGCTAGGCTACCAAACTCTCCAAAAGAGGCGTTTAGTTGACTAATCAAGCCAGCTCCACCACCAACAAGTGCGGCAGCAAGGCGTGAACCGGCTACTGGGCCAGCGGCAATTACCTGTTGCAGTAAATCAGAGTTTAGCCCCATGTTTGAAAGCTGTGTAATGTTGCCAGCAAAGCTTCTTGTTTTGGTAAGCAATTTCTGTATGTTTCTTGTAATTGAGCTGACCGAATTACCTAGTTCGGGCAAGTTGAAAGCAGACAAAATGGAATCTTTGATTTGGCTAAACAAACTTTGTACAGCATCCCTGAAAGACTTTAGGGCTGCTTTTCTCTTGTCAAGGATTTCTTGTTGCTTTCGGGCGGCCTCTGCCTGAGCTTTTGCAAGCCTATCCGCTTCTTCTTTGGCAGCTATTTGAGCGGCTGTCAAGCCTGTAGGAGCAGCACCGCCACCAGAAACAGCACTCCCGCTTGAGGGAACGATAGAAGGCCCAGCGTCAATGTCTGGAAGCCCAGCGTATCTACGCATACGCCTGACTTCATTTGCCGCCTCAGTAGCAGAAATTTTTACGCCTACTATTGCGTCTTTTAGGTTGTTTAGCTTTGCTCTATCGGCATTTGCAACCTCAGCGGCCATTGCGCGAGTTTCGGCGCTAACAACGGCTGTGCTGTTAGAGAGGTCACCTAAGATTCCTTCATAAACACGATATGGAGCAATGACCTGTTGTATCGGGTCTTTCAAAAGTTCTTTATTGGCGTTGTAAACTGAGGTTTCTAAATCTTTTGCCCCATTAGATACCAGCAAGAAAGCAGCAGCTAAAGCACCAAGTCCGACAATAATCCAACCAGCAGTAGTAAGCGCCAAAGCAAAATTTACAAGAGCAATAGCGGCGCTAACTGCAATAAATAATCCAGCTAGTTGAACAAGTAAACCAAAGTTTTGCGCCACAAAGCCAAAGAAGCTTCCAAATGTAGTGGTTAAAAACTCAATAGTCTGACCAGTAGTTGTTGTCTGATCACTCATGTCTTTGATTAGGTTAGTAAAGCCTTGTAATGCTGGTAGTGAGTCTGTGACCATCTGAGCAAGCTTTGGGCCTAAGTAGTCCACCAGCGGTACAAGAGCTTCAACCAAAGCACCCATAACTGGCAAGAGTTGGTTGCCGAGGCTGGCTTGCATGTTCTCAAACTGAGCTTGGAGTTTCTTTTGTTCTACAAAGAGGTTTCCTGACTGAGCTGTAAAAGCACCAGTAGCATCAGCAGCTCGCTGGTAAAGCAGTTCCATACGAACTGTTTGCTCGGCGTTTCTAAAAGCCGCACCAGTAAGTTTGTTTAATCCTCTTTCAGCAAGTATCGCGTTGATTTCGCTCTGCTTCATAGCGACACCGAACTTCTCAATCGGGTCATACTCGCCTCGGAACAAAGCAGTCATACCAAGCAAGGCTTCTTGGACATCGTAGCCATAGGTAGCAGCTAAGTCCACACCAAGGCTTACCAGTTTTTGAGTTTGTTCGGTTACAGCTTCCATACTGAAGCCAGACTGCTTTAGAACCGAACCTAAGAATGTAGAGGCTTTGGCAGCGTCTTTTTGGCTAAGACCAATGTTGTGTGCGCCCTCAACAAACTTTGTCATTGTCGGTGTGAACTCGTCAAAAATTGTTTTCAATGAGAACATGTTTCGCTCAAGATCACGAGCAGAATCAATAGATTGAGTCGTAAACTGCACAGCCTTAGCTGCTATTCCAAAACTTGCTAACGCAGCTCCAACTTTGCCAAGAGTTGAACCAAGTCCACCAGCTTGTTTGCCAAAGGCACCTAGCTGTCGAGTAGCAGAAGCAATTCCGTCATTTTTGAAGGTGCTGACGATGTTCAAGAACATGTTGCTCATTATTTGTTATTCCTGTCAATGTTGTTTTCAACAAACCTAATTGTTTCTTGGATTGCTACTTTGGCGTTTTTTGCTACTTCTGGATAGGCACTATCAAAACCAGGATAAACATTCCTAGACTTCTTGCGCTTACTTTTCTTCACAACAGGGCCTAAGTTACTCAAAAAGCTACCTACTCCGCTTGGGCGAATCTCATGGCTACGCATAACTTCAGGCCCACCAAACTCTCTAATTTTATACATTCTTGTGTAAGCCCGACCGCTAGCTTTTTGTGCTAAATCAGCATAAACAACACCGGCTGACCGAACTATCAGTCGTGCAATGCCTGTGGCTCCTCTTTTGTTTCTGGTTAGGGCTGAAGTAGTAATTGAGTTGTATGGCTTGCGTTTTGCGTTGCTGACAGGGCCACCTGTTGTTCCGTAGTTAGTTCCCCAACCAGTTCGACCACCATGACGCATACCAGACATAGGGCCTTGTGTGCCAGCGCCCTCACCCTTTAGTTCGGTCCGAACACTCTGTCTAGCTGGCTCAGCAATCTCTTTCCAGCGTTTTTTCAATTCCTTGATTTGCTGAGGGTCAATCTTGTTTAGCTCTTTGACAAATACACGCCAGTCAGAGGCATAGACCTTTATGTCACTGTTTACGCCAGTGTAAAGTTTCAACGCCATTTAGACCACCTATCTCTACTTATTCTACCGAAGCAAAAAAAGAGAGGACATCCCGAAAGATGCCCTCTCAAATTCGAGGTGCTTGGTGCTGAGCCTTATAGATCAGATACCTGCCTAATGTCCACAGCATCCTTTCATCTAACTCCATTAGCTCTCTGGGACTGATCCCTGTTTCACAAGCTAGTGTTGCGATGTACCAATGAGCAGATGAGTCACCAAGCCCGACTATTTTTTTTGGTCATCCGCCGGACTGACAGACTCAATGTTGTCCACCCATTCTTCAAATGGTGCGGTAGTTGCTTTAGTTCTTGTTTCACTTGCCCAAGCTAGGAAAAGCAAGTGAGTAATCTTGATGTTTGCTTCAAGACTGGCAATCGAAATGTCGTATTTTGTTTCCAACTTGATCATGTCTGATGGGCTGCAAACAATTTGTTTCACTTCGTTTGGCTTGTCGGTGAACTGAATTTGTAGGTTTAGTTTCATGCGACTAGCCTAGCAGAACTATGCGGCTGGTGCAGTTCCTCTGACAACTTCGCCCGATACTGGCCATGTGACCGAAAGGGTAGCTAGGTCGCCAACAGCTCCAGCGAAAGGCTGGTACTGGGTAACTAGAGCCGAGAAGCGGTACTCAGGGTTGGTTGCGGTTACAGTTCCAGAAGTAGGTGCAATCTTGACATCTACAAGTGTTCCCATAAGTGGGAATAGTAGTGCGTCAACAGCGCCAGCTCCAAAGTCCTGGTGGAAGTCTAGGGATACAGAAGCATCCTTTAGTCCACCAATTCTTGATCGGTAGCTTGAACCGAATGATGTGGTTTCTACCTCATCTGATGTAATGTCCAAAGTTACAGAAGCAATAGAGGTGCTTAGAACAGCAGTTCCAACTGTTACCTTGTAGTCTTGTGCGTAAAATTTTGCCAATTTATTTCTCCTAGTTTGCTATTACTGTGACTGTAAAGTCAGCAGCGAGGTATGTTGTATCACTAATTGTCAAAGAACCAACAGAGTTCAATGACACGACTCGGCAGTCGTAGGCATATCCACCAAGAGTCTTGTCTGATTCTATCGCATTTTTGACACTATTTGCGCCTGGAGTAATGTAGCCATCAAGCTTGCGCTGAGCTAATCTTTCGGCAGACCGACCAACCACGACAGTTATGGTGAAGTTGTAGGTTGTCATTCCTTTTGCATAGGCTTGGTCATATGTAACTGAATCTAAGCCAACAATGGCAATAGGGGGATTAGGTAAATCAGGAATCTCTGCGGCAGTGCGTAGGCCAGAGATAGTGGCAAGATTGGTAGCTAGGGCTGACCGAATTTCGGTAATGCTCATTAGCCGAAGTTTCTCATAATCCTAAATGGCATAGCAAGCTGTTCAACATCTGAATCCAAATAGCGGTTCACCCTAATAGCACCCATGTCACCGAATCCAGCAATACCTAGAGGCGAGTCTAGTCGTTTGTAAAGTCTTGAGGACTGAATAATCGTTGCTTGCTTAATTGCGGTAGGAATTGCGGGCCAACCCCACACGCCTGTAATTCGGCAAAGAGCTTGCTGGTCAACAACAGGCCAAGTGTAATCACCAACAGCCCTAATGCCTGTGTATGGCATGTAGAGTCCGTCAGAGCGACTGTTTAGTGGCTCTAATTGAAAGTCGTTAGCGCCCCAAACTACATAAGTATCTCCAACTTCATCGGTAGAGGATACTACCGAAATTGAAATGGCATCGTCAATAATAAGGTTTAGGGCATCGGTAGCAGCAAAGTTTCTAGTAGCTGTTCCAGCATTGTAAAAGGTTCGAGCTGTGTAGCCGTCAATCATTCTTGAGGCAGACTCAATAGCGGTTTCTAAAAGGGTGTCATCAATAGCATCTGTAATGCGAAGTGATGCTTTTACTTCTGAAAGGGTTGCATAGCCGTTAGTAATTGCCATAATGTTCTCTATTCTACTGGTTGGAAAGGATACTACTCCCAGCCGTTAGCTCGCCTAATCTCTAGCGAATAAGTCCCAGAGCTGTAATCGTTAGCGTCAATCTTGGACTGGTAATACCTTTGGTTAGCAAAGAAGGTCTTGTTGTTCT